TTAACATAGCTTATATTTGCTATGGTGGCTTTCGGCTATCCTTTCTCTCCTAGCAACGCACGTTAAAACTATTGTTAATGTCCGTGAAAACTATATCAAACCAATTATGTAGTGGTATAAAAGTCTAAGAGAGGAGGCAGAAACGCATGGCAAAGTCTAAAGAAAGTATACCAAAAGAATCCCCAGCTCCTGCTATGACGCATGAAGCAAGGGAAGCACAGATGATTGCGCTAGCTGTTGACTGTGCAGAAAAGCAATTGCGAGAAGGAACTGCATCCTCGCAGCTTATAACACATTATTTGAAGATGAATACAGCTAAGTACAAAGCAGAACTCGAAAAAGTTAAGAATGAGAACAAGTTACTCGAAGCTAAGACTCAGGCTATTGAGTCAGCAAAAGATATTAAGGAACTTTATGCTGAAGCAATGGAGTCTATGAAGCGTTACGGAGCAACTTTTGTGAGAAACGAAGATGAAGATTAGAACATATTCTGAATTGATTCTCTTACCCACATTCGAAGAACGAGTTAAGTACTTACAGCTGAACGGTGAAGTTGGCACCGACACATTCGGATTCGATAGATATTTAAATCAAAGGTTCTATCGGTCTGCTGAATGGAAAAGAATCCACGACCAAGTTATTATTAGAGATTGTGGTTGCGATTTAGGAATTCAAGGAAGAGAAATCTTCGGTAAAGCAATAGTCCACCACATGAATCCAATATCTGTAGATGATATTCTCAATGAAACATCTTATTTAACAAATCCAGAGTATCTCATCACAACAATATTAGACACTCACAACTTAATACACTATGGCGGAGATTATATTCCTTCTGGAACCCCAACTATAAGGAAACCAAACGACACTATACCGTGGAGGTGACACATGACAAAGAATGAAAAGTTATCTGAGCTTCTAAAGAAGTATAGAACAACACTTAAGTATGAAGATTACCTTGAGTATGAAAGAGTAAAGAAGTTGCCAGACGATACAGCATTTGTTGACGATGTAAAAGAGGAAGAAGTTCCAGAAGAACCAGCAAAGCCTGTAAGTAGACATGATAACTTCAATCCAAAGAGACATCGCAAGGGCGGTGATAAGTAATGACTGAGAGCATTCTTACAACCGTTAAGAAGCTTCTAGGAATGCCAGAAGAGTATGAGCACTTTGATTTGGATATTATCACACACATTAACACTGTGATGATTATTCTGTATCAGATGGGCTTAGGTAAAGACGGATTTAGCATAGCTGACAAAGAAGCAACTTGGGGAGACTTTTTAGGAGAAGATAAGAATCTTAATCTGGTTAAGTCTTATGTTGCTGCTAAAGTTAGATTAATGTTTGACCCTCCAACTTCTTCTGTTCTGATGGAAGCGATGAACAATAACATTAAAGAACTAGAGTGGAGAATTTATTCCACAGTTGATACAGGAGCGAAACATGAGTGATGAACTTTATCATTGGGGAATAAGAGGAATGAGATGGGGCCGAAGAAATGGACCACCTTATCCCTTATCAGAATCAAAACATAATGCCGTTGTCAGAACCAAGTCAGTTAAAAGATACAAGCGAACCGACGAGATGGACGATGAGACTTTAAAGAAAGCAACGGCTCGAATTAAGGCTGAAAATGAATATATAACTTTGGTGAATGATCGACGATCTACCGAAATTAGTAGAGGAAAAAGATTTGTAAATAAATTTAAAGATCATTTTGTGGACGATATGTCTGCAACCGCATCAAAAGCTTTAACTGATTTTATGGATAAGAAGTTAAGAGAACAGTTAGGGCTCACTAAGAAGTCATAAAAAATAAGCCTTTTTACATCATGCTTAGGATGGGAAAACGTAACGGCTGACTCGGTGAAGTACTTTATTAATTCATATAAATAGAAGGAATTTAAAAAGGAAACAAAATCATTTACGGATTAAGCAATACGCTTTTTAGAGAGAGCATGTCCTAAAAGAATAACGATTACGTCATCTATAGGACCTGGTATAAAATCAACTGGTGACAGTACGTAAAGTACAACTCCTAAAATGATCAATACTTGTGCAAAACTCTTTTCCATATTTGATTCCTCCTATAAATTCTCAATTTTTATAAGAGTCAACCGCTATAAGTAAACTATAGCATATTATGCATAAAAGTAAAATGTAACAACTGCAAATTACATACCTCTAATACGCTAAAAGGAGAGAATTAGCATGGCTTTATCTAACACTGCCGTACCTTATTATTATGGGCAGTTTAGAGAAGCTGTCCGAAGAGGAGAAATTCCAGTTAACAAAGAGATTGGAATGGAAATGAACAGAATCGATGAACTGATTGATAGCCCTGTGTTTTATTATGACGACGAGGCTGTTAATGGTTGGATTGATTACTGTGAAAACGAGCTTACATTAACTGATGGCTCGGACTTCCATATGCTCGACAGTTTTAAACTTTGGGGCGAGCAAGTATACGGATGGTATTACTTTATTGAACAAAGTGTATATGAACCTAATCCAAATGGAGCAGGAGGTCACTATGTTCGTAAAAGAGTAAAGAAAAGATTAGTAAAGAAACAATACTTGATTGTTGCCAGAGGTGCTGCAAAGTCTGTATATGATGAATGCCATCAAGCGTTTTGGCTTAATGCTAACACGGATACAACTCAACAGATGACAACAGCACCAACAATCAGACAGGCAGAAGAAGTTCTAGCACCATTCCGAACAGCTATAGCGAGAGCAAGAGGACCGCTATTTAAGTTTCTTACCGAGGGTAGCATACAAAATACTACTGGTAATGTGGCCAATAGGGTTAAACTTGCATCCACTAAGAAAGGAATACAGAACTTCACAACTAACTCTCTGCTTGAAATAGTCCCAATGACAATCGATAAGATTCAGGGTCGAAGAGATGTGGTTGCTACTGTCGATGAGTGGTTATCTGGCGACATTAAAGAGGATGTAGTATCGGCCATTGAGCAGGGTGCCACTAAGAATGACGACTATTTAATCATAGCATCGTCATCGGAGGGTACAGCACGTAATGGACCTGGTGATACAATCAAAATGGAGTTAATGGAAATCCTTAAAGGGGATTATAAGGCTCCGCACATATCCATATGGTGGTATAAGCTTGACTCAGTTGATGAAGTCGCTAAACCAGAAATGTGGAGAAAAGCAAATCCAAATCTTGGGATGACGGTTAAATATGAGGCCTATCATCAAGATGTTGAAAGAGCTGAAAAGAGTCCAGCAGCACGAAATGATATTCTTGCTAAAAGATTTGGTCTTCCTATGGAAGGTTATACATACTACTTTACATATGAAGAAACCATTCCTCATCGTAGGAGAGATTTCTGGAGAATGCCATGCGCGCTAGGAGCTGACCTTTCACAAGGTAATGACTTCTGCGCGTTTACTTTTTTGTTCCCATTAAAAGGTGGCGCATTTGGTGTAAAGACTAGAAGTTACATATCAGAGACAACATTGAATAAGTTGCCTTTGGCTATGCGAACTAAGTATGAGGAATTCATTAAAGAAGGAAGTTTGATAGTACTAAATGGAACAATCATCGACCTAGATGAAGTATATGAAGATTTGGACAAACATATAATCGATATGGATTATGATGTTAGATGTTTTGGGTATGACCCTTACAATGCCAAGTCATTCGTAGAAAGATGGGTGTCTGAGAATGGTCCATTTGGAGTAGAAAAAGTTATACAGGGAGCAAAGACAGAGTCGGTTCCTCTCGGAGAGTTGAAGAATCTTGCTGAAGAGAAACTACTGCTGTTTGATGAAGAACTGATGAGTTTCACAATGGGAAACTGTATAACGCTTGAAGACACTAATGGTAATAGAAAGCTATTGAAGAAGAGATATGAGCAGAAGATTGATAATGTCGCTGCTATGATGGACGCTTTAGTAGCTTACAAATTAAATAAGGATGCGTTTGAATAATGAATTACAGAGTAATAAATGAAAACGAACCGTATCTGGAGTATCACGGTATTAAAGGTCAGAAATGGGGCGTTAGACGTTACCAGAATGAAAATGGAACTCTTACTGATGCCGGAAAGAAACGTGCTGCTAAAAATATCAAAAGATATGGTAAAGGAAATGCTGAATTAGCATATATAAAGATGAACAAAAAATCCGAGAAAAAAGCTAAATTAGCAAAAAATACCGTTCAAACAATTGGCGCAACAGGAGCAATTTTAGGATCGATTACAAATTTAAACGCTGTAACAGGAACAGTTCTTGGAACAGCGGCGGCACCAACAATAGTGGCCGCATCTTGGGCCTTACCTTTAGGTGCTGCTGGCATAGCTGGAGGATACGCCGCAAAGCGGTTTGTTTCTAAAATGTATGATCAAAAAGCAAGCGAAGTTTTACAGTATGCAAGAACGAATATGAGTAAATAACATATGTACTACAGAATAATAACAGATGAGCTCCAGCATTCTGCCAAAGGTTCGGAGCGTAAAGATCATAAATATATAGACCGTTCTATGGGTAAGAATGGAAAGTGGGTGTATGTATACCCTGATAGTAAGAAATCGGATCTGACCCCGGGGATGAAAAAGAGTTTTGAACTAAGAGCGCTTAACAATCAACTCGGACTTCAAAAAGAAACATTCATGGGCAAACCGGTCGTTAGGGACTTAACGTCTAAACAATATAAAGAAATTGCAAATGATAGCCAAGATAGAGCCAATGTTATATCAAAATATGATGTTGGTGATACCAAATACTATCGAAATGCTGATGGTTATAAGGCAATTTTCAAGAAACAGGCTAGTGAGTATAGAAAACAAGCCGAAGATGCAAAGCGTCAACAGAATTCTCACGATGCTAGAGATCAGAGAGCCAATGAAAAATTACCAATCGGATTAAAGGCTTCCATTGCTAAAAATAATGCTAAGCACGAAATTAATGTTGTTAAAGCTAAAATGGGATTAAATGATTCAAAAACAGCAAGAGTTAATAAGGGCAAACGGTTTATTGATAGGCTATTAAATAAACCTACGTCCGGAACGTTAAAGAAAAAGAGATGATATATGAACTATAGAGTAATTACTAATAG